CGCCGCCGTCTAATTGTGGATACGTCAAAATACTTGGCGGGTAAACTGTTGCCCAAAATATACGGTGAGGTTTCAATGAAGATTGAACATAGCGGCACCGTTGCTTTGTCACCGTTGGCGCAATTGCGGCAGTTAACGCCATCCGGTCCAATTGTAGACGTAAGTGACGCGGCTGGTGACGAGCCAACGTAGCATTTGCGTTTATGCAATTCAATGCAACCAGGAGCTGTTTCTGCACCATCGAATCTGTCATACAAGTAAAAAGATACCCGGCCCCCAAATCGGCTGGAACCCTTATGCCCGTATTAACTGAAGCCGCCCCACCCGCGATCCATGAAACGAATCCGCAAAAAAATAAAAAAACAAATTGCAAAATACAAAAAACGTCCCTAGTATGCAATTGCATGACTAAAAACGTATTTGTCAGTAAGACCGCAGCAGTAGCTCTAATCACTACTGCTTCGGGCATCGTGGCTAACTTCGTCCCTGAGGTTGGTGAGTATGTAACAGCTAATGCCGCTATGATCCTCATGGGTTTGGGTGTTGTGAGCTTTATCCTTCGTCTTGTTACTAAGGGGGCGGTCTCCTTGTTCCCACAGGTCTAGTATGGTCAAAGCATTATTCAGGGCGGTCACGGCATTCTTTAATGCTTGGCCGCTCTTTGTTTTGGCTAAACTTCATAGAGAGATAGATGAGATTGCTGATGAGATATTTTCCCTTGGTGTTGATGGTTCTCCTTCTGCCAAGTTGCGGATTGAGCAACTGGCGGAGCGGCGAAGCAGAATTGTTAAACAGGTCCGCGCTTTACGACCCACCGACAGTGACGTTGGCTGAAGGCGTTGAGTATCAGTTCGTTGAGGGTAGGCTTACTGGTTCTGGCCAGCGTTTCCATTCGCAGTATAGTTACCAGCGGGCTTTGGTTATTGGTGGCAAGTAGCAGAAACTAGTGGACAATTCAGGGGGAGTCTGCCAGTGTGTAGTCACACAAGACAACATGGATAATCCATACACAACACCGGAAGCTCAAGATATAGCAATCTTGGACAAGGAGCGGGTGGAGCAAGAGATTTTATCTCTTGAGGTTTTCAAGGAAACAGATGAATGGCATTGGCTAAGTGACATGGAGCAGATACACCTAGAGCGTCAGCACAACGCATGGGCCGCCCTTGCTAATGTTTTAGAGGACCGTATCCGTCATTTCTAACCATGGCACGCCTTAAGCAGATGAGGGCCGAAGCTAAGGCTACGGAGGAGGAGGAGTTACTGAAGTTGCTTTCTGATCCATTGTGGAGGTTAAACAACCTATACCACATTAAGTCTGAGGACACCGGCCAGATCATTCACTTTGATCCATACCCTGAGCAAAAGGAAGTTTTTGATGCTGTGCTTACGCAGGGGCATAAGAAGATCATTATCCCTAAGGCAAGGCGGCGTGGGATGTCTACTGGGATTGACGTTTTGATGTTTGATCAGGCGATGAGATACCCTGGTTATGAGGCGGGTATTGTGGACCGTAACCAGGCTGATGCTTCGAAGAAGCTTGATAACATCATCAAGACATCGTTGGATAATCTTCCGCCGTTCATGCGGCAGGACATTAAGGTTATCAAGAACAATGATGACAGGCTTTCGTTTCAGGTGGGTGACGATACTACTTCCCATCTTTATGCTGCTACGGGGTATCGTGGTGGCAACTGTAACTTCTTGCACGTCTCTGAGTGGGGGTGGGTGCAGTGTGAAGACCCTAAGAGGTCAGAGGAGATCCAGACCGGAGCTATTCAGGCTGCCCGTAAAGGCCAGATAATCGTTGAAACCACATGGAAGGGTGGTAAGAACGGTCATCTCTGGGACTACATGGATCAGGCTCTCACGACTCCAGAGGAGGAGAAGCACTCTCGCTCATGGCGTTACATGTTTTTCCCATGGCATACTGACCCCTATTATTCTCTTGACTCTAAGCTTACGATCCTGAGTCAGTGTGAGGAATACTTTGAGGAGCTTGAGGTTGTTCATGGGATTCCTTTGACTATTGGGCAGAAGCGATGGTATCAGGATGAGGCATGGCCTTTGCGGAACAATAGGTTCGGTGAGTATCCTAGCACGTTGGAGGAATGTTTTAAGTCCCCGATGGACGGGGTTATTTACGAGATGGAGATTGCGCGAGCCCTTGCGGAGCAGCGAGTTACGACGATTCCTATTGAGGCGGGTATTCCTATTTTTGCGAGCTTTGACATTGGCCGCAACGACGCTATGCCTATCACGCTTATACAGGTGGTGGGCAAGGAGATCCGCGTTGTAGGCTACTACGTATCACACAGAGAGACGGCGCGGCACTATGGTGACTGGCTTAAGGTGTGGATGATTGACAATCGCGTTGTTGATCTTAGGATCTTGTTGCCTCATGATGGGGGGAGGAAGTCTATGGAGTCTGGGAAGACTCTGGTGGAGATCTTCCATGAGATGGGGTTTAGTAATGTGCAGCACGTTCCTAAGATTCCATCGGTCTGGACTGGCATTAACTATGTCAAGGACACGTTTGAGTATATCTGGTTTGACAAGAAGGCGGTGAGTAAGCACCATTCCCGTAGCAACAAGAAGTTTCCAAGTCTTATGGAGTGTATTGACAACTACCATCAGGCTCAGAATGCTAATGGGATCATGATGTCTACTGAGCCTGTGCATGATGATTACTCTCACGGGTGTGATTCTTTGCGGACATTTTGCGAGGCGTGGCAGCGTGGGCTTATTAGCAGGGCGGTTACTAGGAGCACATCTACCGACTTTGACGATACAATGCATTCTAACAGCGGGCGAGGCTCTCGCTTAGCAGGGTCAAGGAGATTCATCTAATGAGCACCAGCACCCCACCACGGACCGTTAAATGGCCTTCTAGCCCTTTTGATGACTTCATGGACCACATGAGTGCTTGTGAGGGTGCTGATTGGATCTGGTCATACGTTGAGGTGTGTTCGCGGTTTGGTGTATTCTATTCAGACCCAGGAGCGATAATCTTGGCTCGCCCGGTCAACTCAGCTATCTCTGAGGAAGATCTAAGAGCTTTTAACGATCTGGACCCAGAGAGCGATGTTGGTAGTTTAGGCTTGACAAAACACCATGACACATGGCACATATTGTATGCAAGTGGCACTCCTGCTCTCTTCTACTCACTGTGCCCCTATGAGTTGGAGAAAGTTTCCTTTCATAGGAACAAAGGAAACGACAAGCTTAAGACATACAACTTCAAAAACTTTAAACGCAGAATCTATGGCAAGTAAGCCCCCTACCCCCAAGACTCCTGATCCCGCCACCTTAGCCACAAGCCCCGGTGAGCAGGCTAAGAAGCGACAAGAACTCCACAGCCGCCGTGCTGGTGGGTTCTACTCCAAGTTTAAGAACATTAAGCCATCTAACCCTGCTATCGGTGGGGACAACCAACCTTTGGGATAATGTCAATAAGCGTTAAACAAGAACTTGATATTTGTCGCCAAGAGGAGTCGGACCGTCTCCCTATGGATTCATGGTGGCAATCCATCAAGGAGGTTACGACTCCCCGTGATGCTTACATTACGAAGACCAACACACCTGTTCCGAGCAATGACTTTACTAAGATCCATGACACTACGGTGATTGAATCTGCTGAGGGTCTGTCTAACATGATGACGGCCCAGCTCACACCGGCTGGTGAGGACTGGGTTCGCTACGAGCCCCCTTTCGAGTTTGAGGATGATGATGAGGTTCGTGAGTGGTATATGAATTGTAGTCACATTGTGATGCGGTTGGTGAACCAGTCGAACTTCCAGATGGCTAACCAGCCTGTGAACTTGGAGCGTGCTACTGTGGGAACGGGCATGATGATGTGTTATGAGACAGGGAACAAGTATGCTCCATTTTACTTTAAGCACTCACCGGTAGGCACTTATACCTTCCAAGAGGATCTGCAAGGGCATGCGGACACACTTCGCCGTCACTTCCAAGCTACTTCTCATCAGCTCTTTAAGGAGTTTCCAGAAGGAGCCTTTGGCCCTAAGGTCCAAGCAGCCTATGCGGATCATAAGAAGCGTCACTCCGAGAAGTTTAAGATTTGGCATGTAGTCAAGCCGCGTGACGAGCGCGACTCATCTAAGCTGGACAACGTGAACATGCCCTATGCGGAGTTCTACATTTGCGAGGCTGATGAGAACTTGATCCTTGAGACAGGGGTGAATGAATTTAATACCATGGTCTCACGCTTCCAGCATGGGGCTGACGGGATCATTTGGGGGGTTTCACCGGCACGCAAGGCTATGCCAGCGGTGGCACAGGTGAATTACCTTCAAGAGTCTCTTGACCTTCTCCTTGACATCAAGATCAACCCACGTATCCTAG